TGACAAGATCATTAAGTGCTGGAGTTATAGCCGAAATAGCAACCAATAAACTTAATCCAGTTGAACTTATTTATTTAGGCATAAGCACAGGAACATATTACACAGATCATTATAAAGATTTAACCTTTGATGGAAACACTTACACAGCTTCATCATTATTCTTAGGTAGTTCTGAAGTTCAAGAAACTGCTGATGTTGCAGTAAACTCATTAACACTTAAATTCTCAGGTGCAGATACAACAATAATTTCTTTATTGCTAAACAACAACTACATGAATAAATCTGCAAAAGTTTATAGAGGTTTCTTAAATGATAGTCAGGCATTAATAGCAGACCCATTTCTTTTATTTGATGGAAGAATATCTAACTTTGCTCTTGAGGAAAATGCTACTACATCTTCAATTAATGTAATTATAACTTCTCATTGGGCAGATTTTGAAAAGACTTCAGGAAGAAGAACTGCTGAGAACTCACAAAAACTATACTTCCCTAATGACAAAGGTATGGAGTTTGCAAGTAAGACAGCACAAAAGATTAAGTGGGGTTCAGCTTAATGAATGATTTGTATAGAATTATACATCTTTATAGACAGTTTAAACAATATGATAAATTTACATACAAAGAATTAACTAAAATGATAACTCCATCAGTTAACTTAGATCAGTACCAAATTCATAGAGTAGGAAATCAAGATGTTGGTTTTACTAATTGGGCTTACCTAAGCGATAATGTTGAACAAAGATTTAAACTATCTTTAAGACTAAAAGATAATGAATGGAATTGTGGAAATAATATTTGGGTTATGCAAATACTTGCAAAAAGCCATGCAAAAGAAATTATGAGATGGGTTAAAGATTACTTTAGAGATAAGATTGAAGTTAATGAATCTGTTAAGTGGATTAGAGCAGATGATAAGTTTAACATTTATAGAAAATCAGAAAAATTTAAAAGAGAGTTTCACGTATGAGTGGCCCAATTATCACAGCGATTATAAGTACTATCATCACAACAGCAATTAGTTATATAATTGCACCTAAACCAAAAGCACCAAGATTTAATTCGCAAGATGAAGCCAAAGGTATTACTATTAGCAAAGACTCAAATAATAATCCTATTCCTATTGTTTATGGAAAAAGACAAGTAGGATTAACTAGAGTATTTGTTGAAAGTTCTGGTGCTGATAATCAATATCTTTATGTAGCAGGAGTATTATGCGAAGGTGGTGGTGCAGGAATTACAGCAATAGATGAAGTTTACGTTGATGATAAACTAGTAGCATTTGATGGTGCATTAACTGATGGAACATTAAGAGAAGTATCTAGTGGAGACACTAACTACTATAAAGGTGGAGAATCTTTAATATCTATTCAACCATTTTTTGGATTAGACAATCAATCAGCTTCTTCTTTACTTGATGAAACAACTAACTGGACTTCAGATCATAAACTTTCAGGATTAGCTTATGTTGCTTTAAGGTTTAAATGGAATCAAGATGCTTACAATGGATTGCCAGAAGTTAGAATAACAGTTAGAGGTAAAAAGATTTATGACCCTAGATTAGATTCTACTAAAGGTGGTTCTGGTTCCCATAGACAAGATGACCCAACTACTTGGGCTTATTCTGCAAACTCATCATTAGTTCTTTTAGATTATTTAAGAAATGCTAGATATGGAAAAGGAATAACAAATGATGCCTTTGAAACAAACTACGATACATTTAAGACTTCTGCAAATACTTGCGATACACAAGTAACTCCTTATGTTGGTGCTACAAACACTCTAAATGGAAGTATAGATAATTCTGTAACTTCTATTGTTTTAACTGATGCTAGTTTATTTCCTGTTAGTGGTACAATTTTAATTGATAGTGAGCAAATAACTTATACTGGAAAATCTACAAATACATTAACTGGTTGCACAAGAGGTGCTAATTCCACTACTGCAACATCTCATACTACTAGTGCAACAGTAAATGAAGTAGTAAGTGATATAAACTTATTTGAAACAAATGCAGTATTAGATAGTGAAAAAAAGGTTTTAGAAAATGTAAGAGAACTCTTAGTACCTATGAGAGCAATCTTTAATTATACACAAGGTAAATACAAAATTATTATTGAAGGTTCGGGAAGTTCACAATTATTACTAACTAAAGATAATGTTGTAAGCGAAGTTAAATTACAAGGTGAAAGCAAATCAGAAAAGTATAATCGTGTAGTTGGAACATACGTAAACCCAAATAAAGATTACCAATCAGATACAGTTTCTTATCCACCATTTGATGATTCAGCATTACCAGTAGAAGATCAACACGCAACAATGTTAAGTGATGATAACAATACTTTACTTGAAAGAAGTTTTGATATGTTACAAGTTACATCACCATATCAAGCAGAAGAAATTTGCGAGAACATACTAAAGAGATCAAGAAACAATTTAAAAGCAGAAGTAACAGTAACTTCAGAAGCACTTAACTTATCTATTGGAGATATAGTTACAGCTACATACGATACAGCAGGTTTTAGTGCTAAACCTTTTAGAGTAATGTCTTTAGCTATTAATTCAGATTCAACAGTAACTCTTGGCTTAGAAGAACATCAAGATAACTTTTACACTTGGGAAGAAAAAAGCGAAGCACCTACAATAGCTGATACAATACTTCCTAATCCATTTTCTGTTACAGCACCAGTATCAGTTACTTTAGATGACCAATTAATTGAATATTCAGATGGAGTTGTTATTACTGCTTTAGATGTAACGATTGGTGCATCATTAGATAACTTTGTTGATTACTACCAAGTAGAATACAAACTAAGTACAGATACAGATTATCTTATATCTGGTCAGGTTACAGGATTGTTTCATAGAATATTAAACGTAGTAGATGGATTAATTTATAATGTAAGAGTAAAAGCATTTAACACACTAGGAGTTAGTTCTACTTACACTTCTGCTACAAGAACTATCATTGGTGGAATTGCACCACCAGCTAACGTAGAAGATTTTTCTTGTAACATTATTGGTCGTGATGCTCACTTGTCTTGGACACAAATACCAGATTTAGATTTAGCTTATTATGCAATTAGATTTAGTACACTAACAACTGGTGCTGAATGGCAGAACTCAGTTTCTCTTGTTGAAAAAGTTGCAAGACCAGCTACTTCAGTTACAGTACCAGCTAGGATTGGTTCTTACTTAATTAAAGCAGTAGATAAAAATGGAAACTTCTCATCTAATGAAGCTGTAATATCAACTAACTTATTAGAGGTTGGAAACTTTAATGCTGTTGTAACACAAACTGAATCACCTACATTCTCAGGAACTAAAACTAATGTCTATGTTGATAGTGGTGCTTTAAGATTAGATTCAACTGAAACATTTGATTCTGCTGTTGGACTATTTGATTCTCCTACTACTTTTTTTGATGCTGGTGTAACGACTTATGATTTATCTCCTACTGGTAATTATTTATTTGCTTCTCCTATTGACATTGGTGGAAGTTACACTGTTCGTGTAACTGCTTCTCTTACACAAACTGTTGATAATATAGATAACCTTTTTGATTCTGCTACTGGCGACTTTGATGATGGTGCTTCTAACTTTGATGGAGATTCTCCTGCTAACTGTAATGCTCATTTAGAAATTGCTTTATCTGCTGACAATATAACTTATACTTCATTTAGAAATTTTGTAGTTGGCGATTACACTGCTAGATATTTTAAATTTAGATTAGTAATGACTTCTTTTGATTTAGCTTCTACTCCTGTTGTATCTTCTTTGAGTGTAACGATTGATGTAGAAGATACTATTCAAAATGGTAATGATTTAGTAAGTGGAACTGGTACTTATACAGTAGTGTTTACAAGACCATTCTATTCTGTTAATTATGCTATCGGTATTACTAATCAAGGAATGGCTACTGGTGATTTTTATACTTTAGATAACAAAACTATCAACGGCTTCAATATTGCCTTTAAGAATAGTGGTGGAACTGGAGTAAGTAGAACTTTTGATTATATTGCAAAAGGATTTTAAATAAGATATTAGATAGATTATGGCACAACACGATTTTAACATAGCTAACCAGTCGTTCCCTTCTTTTAGAACTGACTTAAACAATGC